GACACTCAGTCTTTGAGAATGGTTGCCGTCAAATATGCTTAACTAAAGAGTGCTTAGATATTCCTGAAATAGAAGAGCTGTAGACAATCTAATGACTAAAGTAATCAAGTGTTACGACAACGGAGGGGCTAGTTTTGACCGTTATACAGCTGTTTACCCTAAAGAAAATGGTGTTTGGACTTTCCTTGCTATGAGTGATGACCCTACACACCCTCAAGGCTTTGGGCAACATGGGGAGCTACTGCAAGCACCCAGCACCTACCTTGGTAAGCGTATATCGTTTAATAGCCTACCTATCAAATGCCAAGAGGCTATCAATAGAGATTTAGAGGAGATATCAGCATGAATACACATGAAGTAAACATTCTCATATTTGAGCTGGAACACATGCTAGAAATTATTAGCTATACAGCCTCAGATTTAAGCTTGCAAGGGGCTGGCTGGACTCAAGACGCTAATACAACTATAGATAAAATTCATCTACTCACTAAGAAAGCAAGGGCACATCTAAAGGGGTATGCCAAATGACCGAACAACTAAACGACACTATTTATGAGCTTATATGCCATGCAATTTGCTTGGAGTATGAGGGCTTAAAGACTACTTTTTACAAGGAAGCTACAGCATGAAGAATGCCCAACTAAAAGCCTATGCACTCACGTTGGGTGTTGAGATTACAACCTATGACTGTAAAGAGATAAGAGCCACCGCCTACACAGGTGAAACGATACCTCATGCGGTGATTGACTACCTTGATGCGGTTGAGGGTTGTTACATTAGTGAAGAAGAAAGGAATAAGGCTTATGGCACGTAAACACAGTGCGCTCTTAGCGTGGGCTAGAAGTCATTCTTTAGAATTACCGCAAGATTTCACTAGCTTACTCGCTCAACGGAGGCAAGCACACAAGATGCGTGACAGACACTCTTTTTTTAGTCGTTTGTACGTGGCTGACATTAATTTAATTTAGGAGCTACACCCATGAAACAATGGACAGTATTGCTGGGAACTTTTGATTTTTTTGAGGAGAACAGAGATGGGGAGGAGAAAGCAGTTATAGAAGAGGCAAGGACTGTTTCCCTCTATGGGACTGAAGACCAAATCCTTGACCAATGCGAAGAGCTTTTGGACACCGAAGATGGATACTTAGTGCCTGAGCTTTATCATTTTCCAATCTATAACTATGACGAAAGTGTATACCACTTGGAGCTACAACCATGAATATTCAATCTATCAAACGTATGGCTGTTAATACAGCACTAGCAACAGAAACCTTTGACGATAGCCCTACGGACAACTACCGAGAATATATCTTTAGTGCTGATGAGTTACAGGCTTTCGCTGATGCAATCATTAAGGCTTATAAAAGGGAGCAAGCAAAATGAACACCTTAACCATGCGTGAAAAGGTAACTGACACAATCAAGGCTAAGGCTATTGAGAAGTCCTTAGAATTCTTGAAAGACCATAACAATGAATGGGCAGACCATTGGGATTCTGTTATGACAGATGAGGCTAATGGTTTTGATATCAATATATGGCAAGAGGGAGAAGACGAACCCTTATCCATTTTTCTTTATGAGGTGGTAGGTGGAGACATTGATTATGACAATGAGCTAAACATTACAGATGAAGTGATGAATCCTTGGAGATACAACCATGACTAGACAAGAATACTTTGAGCGTATGAACAGGTTCAACAACCCACCTATCAAATAGTCGTTAGTGCGTGGCTGACTAAATTAATCTAAAAGTATCTTGAGTACACATTCTCAGGGTATTTTTGGCTGTAATTTTACAGTAACTAAAGGGTGCATAAAGGATGCGTGAACATAACAAACACCTTACCAAGAATTTTCTAAGTAAGGATGCGTGGATAATAGTTCTGGCTTCATTGGCAGATATAGTTTTAATTATTAACATAATTCACCACTGGTAACTATTGACAACAGGCAATAAGAGAGTAACATAGTCTTTGCAGTAACGAGAGAAACAAAATCAATAAGTCTCAAAAAGGGGTAGTATGTATTTAAATATTTGTTGTAGGGGTTTTTGGTTTGAAATAGTTGACAGTAGGGGAATATTGCTTGACTATTATTTTAGCCTAACGGAAAATCATGTGTGGGTGTGGAAAATACACATTGTTTGGTGTTATGAAAAACCTAAATAACTAAAAATTAGGAGAAAGTTATGGAATTAAGAGTAGTAATGGGTGTGCTAGACCTATTTAGAGAGTTAGACACTGAGATGCCCTTAGGACAAATTATGGCTCTACTAACGGTAGGAATGGCTGGTGAGAATGGAATCACCATGACTGACCTAAGTGAAAAACTTGGTATCGGCATCTCTACCTGTAGTCGCCACATAGGGGCTTTAGGAAGTATCAACAGGTATCATGAGGCTGGCTTTAAGTTAGTCGAGGCAGTAGAAGACCCACTAGAGCGTAGACGTAAGATTATTACTCTTACCTTTAGTGGACAAGCATTTATCAAGAAGTTAAAAGATAAAGGATAACTAATCATGCCTATCTATGACAGAGGCAATAGTTTTGAAGTATGTATCGGCAGTGGTGAGAATCGCTTCCGTAAGAGCTATAAATCAAGAGATGAAGCTGAGAAAGCCTTAAGTCTTGAAGAAGCTATCCGTAAGGGTGCTGTGAAGTCTTCACAATCACTACAGGAGCGCATGAAACCCACTAGCATAGGTAAAGGTGTGGGTCACTCATTAAAGGATGCCTATGACATCACTGTGAAAGACACTTGGTCACAGAATAAGTCTTCAGCTCACACAAAGACAGCTGGTTCAGTCTTGAAGTTCTTTGGTAACGAGATGCCTGTGGAGAATATTACCTCAGTCTTGATTCGTGAGATGGTAGAAGAATTTGAGGATGATGGTAATGCTGGTGGAACTGTGAATGCAAAGATTTCCGCATTATCCATGATGCTTAAGACTTCAGCAGGTGAGGGCTGGATAGACAGTATCCCTTACATGAAGCGTAGGTCAGCAGGTACTCATAGGATTCGCTGGATGGATGCAGGTGAAGAGCTGAAGGTATTGGCTACCTGTGAAAGACTTGGGCTATACAGCCTGAGAGATTTCATTGTCGTTGCGGTTGATACAGGCTTCAGAAGAATGGAGCTACTAGACTTCCAAGTGAAAGAGTATCGTAATGGTATGCTAGGGCTGCACCCTGATGAAACTAAGACATCTAAGGCTCGTGCTATACCAGCTACTAGCAGAGTAGAGGCAATCATTGAGGAACGCTGGAATAACACTAAGTTATTTGATGATTTAACTGTATCAAAACTTAGAGACCAATGGGCACTCTTAAGAGAAACCTTAGGACTACTAGAAGATACACAGTTTGTTGTGCACAGCTTAAGACATACCTGTGCAAGTCGAATGGCTATGCAGGACAAGACTGCGGAGTTCATTCAGAAATGGATGGGTCATGCCTCTCCATTGACCACAGCAAGGTACATGCACTTGGCTCCAAACAAGTTATTAGAAGGTAAAATTGCCTTAGATAACTACAGGGAAAACTTTAAACCAAGACTTAAATTGGCATAAAGTAGGTGCCACAAATGTGGTAGATGTGGTAGAAGTGGCAATAATAGTGGCATAAAACAGTAGTTAGTGTATAGGAAACAAGGACTTAAAGCATGTTAAAGGACTTAAAATCTCTCGCCTTATGGGTGTGCCGGTTCGACTCCGGCTCCGGGCACCAAGATTTAGAGTAAATTAACAGTAAGAAAAGACAGTGATTAATCTCTTGTCTATAAACAACAGGGACTTAGCGATAACTTCCTGTTTTTTATAGATAATTAGTTGCCAACTGGCACAGGTTGCACAATTAGAAGTAAAGCCAAAAGATGAGTAGTTGACGAATCTGCCACAATCTAGTGTCAAACACTTGACCAAAGGCAATAGATAAATCGACATCCGATATCTGTAATAAAAGAAATAAGACTGACCTTAGGAATACCTAAAGAAGACTTAAAGAATCTATAGGTGTCTTAAGATTTGAACCAATAATTACCACTAAATAGGAATTATAAAAATGATGACCATAGATACAACTGAAGAAGACTTAATGTCAACTCAGGTAAGACTTGAAGAAGAGATGACTTCAAGAGGTGCTGAGAAGTACATTAAGAACAGCAGAGGCTCAGTAGAAAGAGGAGCAGAAGACAGTACAAGCTATGGTCAAACTCTAGTCAGTCATAGAGTAGCTTTAGTTGCCCAAGCTATAGATGCTTGGAAACTTGATATGTCGTTAGGTAATGCAGGTCGTAGGTATGCTTGCTACCCTCTAGTTAAAGATATACCTAGTAATGTCTTAGCTTTCTTAACTCTTAAGAATCTAATGGCTGGTATCTCTAGTGTAAGAACCTTACAGTTCGTAGGTGTTGCTATAGGTACAGCTGTAGAAGATGAGGTTCGTCTTGCAGGTATTCGTAAAGATGAAAGACAGCGGTATGAAAGAATTATGGTCGGAGCTAAGAAGCGCAGTAGCTACCATTACAAACATGTCTATGCCTTAAGACAGGCTGATAAGTTTTCTACATGGGATAACTGGACAAGGACAGATAGACTACATGTAGGTATTAAACTGCTTGATGTCTGTGTGGAGACCATAGGTATCGTAGAGATTACACACCAGAAAGTAGATAAGAACCAATCTATCAAGTATGTGAAGGCTCTTCCTAGCACACTAGCATGGATAGAAAAGAAGAATGATGTAATGGCTTCATTAAGACCAGTGTTTGAGCCTATGGTTGTTAAACCTAGGGATTGGACTACACCTAATGATGGTGGGTATATTAGTTCAAACATTAAGCCTCTACAGTTAGTTAAGTCTGACAATAGAAACTATATTGAAGAGCTTAACCACACTGATATGCCTATTGTCTATGAAGCTGTTAATAAACTACAACACACAGCATGGCAGATTAATTCACAGGTACTAGAAGTGATGAAGGTCTTATGGGATTCAGGGGTGGAAGTAGCAGGTCTTCCTTCAAGAGATGGCATGGAGCTACCACCTAAACCACATGATATTGCTACGAATGAAGAAGCTAAGAGAGAGTGGAGAATACAAGCAGCTAAGATGCACGTTCAGAACCTATCTATTGCTGGTCAACGAGTAAGCTTTAGTATGGCTTTAGGTATCGCTAAGAGGTACGAGAAGTATCGTAAGATTTACTTTCCGTATCAGCTGGACTTCCGTGGTCGTATCTATGCTGTCCCCCAGCTGAATCCACAGGGTGCTGACTTCCATAAATCATTACTTCGCTTTGCTGTAGGTAAACCTTTAGGTAAAGAGGGGTGGAAGTGGTTAGCATTCCAAGGAGCTAACGTAGCTGGCTATGACAAGGTAACACTTGAGCAAAGAGTTGAGTGGGTGCTAGACCATGAAGAAGAGATAGTCGCTATTGCTAATGACCCTTATAACAATAAAGGATGGCAAGGTACTATTGGTGATGTCGAGATAGACAAGCCTTGGCAGTTCTTAGCATTCTGCTTTGAGTGGGCTGGCTATGTTGAGCATGGTGACAGCTTTGTATCTAAGATTTCAGTAGCCTTTGATGGTTCATGCTCAGGTATCCAACACTTCTCAAGTCAGTTAAGAGATGAGCTAGGTGGCTCTGCTGTCAACTTGATTCCTATGGATACACCTCAAGATGTCTATAAGCTAGTGGCTGACAAGGTGTTAGAGCAGGTCAATCATGATGTTATCCACGGTACTGAGGATGAGGTTAAACATTATGAGGATGGAACGGCTTACGTTAAAGCAGGTACAAAGACCTTAGCAAAGCAGTGGCTAGTCTTTGGTATTAACCGCAAGACAACCAAGAGACCTGTCATGACTCTAGCCTATGGTTCTAAAGAGTATGGCTTTAAAACACAATTGATGGAGGACATACTAAGACCAGCTTACCAAGCTTGTCAAAGAGCAGGGACAACCTTTGCCTTCACTGGTGATGGATATCAAGGAGCTTGTTACTTAGCCAAGGCTATATGGGTGTCAGTGAATGTAGTATTGGTGAAAGCTGGTGAAGCAATGAAATGGCTACAATCAGCTGCTTCTATCGCTGCTTCAGAAGAGCTTCCTGTTCGCTGGACTACACCTATTGGCTTCCCAGTGATGCAAAGCTACCCTGACCTACAACTTAGAAGAGTAAAGACTTCTATTAGTGGAAAGCTGGTGTATCTAACTATGTATAAAGAGAAGGACAAACTTAATAAGTCTAAGATGTCTAGTGCCATTTCTCCAAATTACATCCATTCTTGTGATGCAGCGCACATGGGACTTACAGTAGTAAGAGCAAGTCAAGAAGGTCTGACTAACTTCGCCATGATTCATGACAGCTTTGGGACTACCGCTGGTGATGCTCAAGAACTCTACCGTATTGTCCGTGAGACATTCATTGAGATGTATGACCAAGATGTATTAGAAAACTTTAGGGATGAGATTACTAGCTATATGTCACCAGCTAAGAAGAAGGCAGTGCCTGAACTACCAACAAGGGGAACACTAGATTTATCTAATATTATAGATAGTAGCTATTGTTTTGCCTAAATGTTGCCAAGTGTCAACCATTCCCCACAGGTTGCACAATTAGAAGCAGAAACACAAACTTAAGAAGGGTCGTTATGGAACAGTCAGATTGGGTAGATAAACTTATTGATGAGGAAGATGAAATGGAAACAATTGAAGAGTATCGCAGTGCATTAGGTCGAGCAGTCTCAATATGGCAGAAAGGAAATCACATCCCTCTGACTATGTACCACGAGCTTCTTGAGGATGGTTATGACGTACAGATGTTAGAAGCAAGATATTTCACACACTAAAAGGAAACACGCAAATGGCAACAATTAAAACACCAAACTTTACAACACCTAAGGGAGTCGCAAAGTATCCTTGGTTAAACACTCCAGACACAAAGTTCAATCCAGATGGTGACTACAAAATCACTGTCGTATTAGGTGCAGAAGCAGCAGCTCCTATTGTTAAGTTCTTGGATGAACGTCTAGAGGCTTCAGTAGCACAAGCAAAGAAAGACAATGTAGGTAAGAAGGTTCGTGAGGCTGACCCTCCGTATAAAGTTAATGAGGAAACAGGTGAGGTAGAGGTTACCTTTAAGATGAAGGCTAAGGTCAACATGAAGAATGGTGACAGCTTTGAACAACGACCAACTATCTTTGATGCAAAACTTCACCCACTTAAAGATATCAACGTAGGTGGCGGTAGTGTGGTTAAGGTTAATTACGAATGCTTCGGCTTCTATACAGCTTTGATTGGTGCTGGTGTATCACTACGCTTAAAAGCAGTGCAGGTACTTAACCTTGTGGAGTTCACTGGTGGTCTAAGTGCACAAGCTATGGGCTTCAAGGAAGAAGAAGGTTTTGAACAAGAGGTAGAAGATACTCCTTTCAGTAATAGTGAAAAGTCAGATGAAGAAAACCCAGAAGACTTCTAACACCTACAATAACCTAGACAAGATAGCTCTGGCTCAGGGCTATCGCTCTGGGCTTGAACTTGAAATCTCTAAATCACTCACCTCTAAGGGGGTGAGTTTTGTTTATGAGGGAATGGTTATTAAATATACCAAGCCAGCCAAAGAACATAAGTACCACCCAGATTGGGAGCTACCGAATGGGATAGTGGTCGAGTCCAAAGGTCGATTTCTGACCTCTGACAGGCAGAAACATATCTTAGTTAAAGCACAACACCCACACATAGACATTAGGTTTGTCTTTGGTAATTCTAAAACACGCATCTCTAAACTTAGTACAACCACCTATGGAATGTGGTGCAACAAGCATGGATTCATTTATGCAGACAAGAGCATTCCTGATTCATGGCTTAAGGAAGAAAAGAAATCATGACAGTAACAGTAGTAGGAACCGCCTACGATTCTAAAACTAAAGTAAGAGCTACTACAGATTGGATTGCTATCCACTGTTCAGCGACTACAGACAAGATGAATATAGGTGCAGTAGAGCTGAATGAATGGCACAGGAAGCGAGGTTTTGCCTGTATTGGCTATCATTATGTAATTCGCAGGGATGGAACCATAGAACGTGGTCGTGCAAAGAATGTCATTGGGGCACATGTTGAAGGCTATAACTCTAACTCTGTGGGTGTATGTATGGTTGGAGGAGTGGATGCCAATGATGTAACTAAGGCTGAGAACAACTTCACAAGTACACAGTTTGAAAAACTCCATGACTTATTAGTGGAGCTTAAGGGTATGTATCCCAAGGCTATAGTGCAGGGACACAAGGATTTTCCTAATGTGGCTAAGGCGTGTCCTAGTTTTGAAGTAAAGGATTGGCTAAAACATAATGTTGTCTAAAGGCAACCATTACCACAAGTTGCACAATTAGAAATACAAACTTATAACTGGGAGGGCTTCGGCTCTCCCTTATTTTTTAGAGGATATATGGAAGAACAATCGAGCAGCTTTATCAGACATATACCCTGTGAGGGATGTGGTAGCAGTGATGCTAACGGTATTTATACAGACGGACACAGCCATTGTTTTTCATGTGGCATAACAATACAAGAAGCTGGAGACATCTCTGAGTCAGTCCATAAAAAGACAGCCCTAGGATTAATCACAGGTTCTTATAAAGACATTATCAAACGCAAGATTCGTGAGGATACCTGTAGAAAGTTTGGATACCAAGTAGGTGAGTATCAAGGTAAGACTGTTCAAATAGCTCCGTACTACTCAAAAGACGGAGAGCTAGTGGCACAGAAGATACGCTTTGCCAATAAGGACTTCAAGATTCTAGGGGATATATCGAAAGCACAACTCTTCGGAGCCAAGCTTTGGAACTCAGGTAAGAAGATAGTTATTACAGAAGGAGAAATAGATTGCCTAACTGTAAGCCAAGCACAGAACAATAAGTGGGCAGTAGTGAGTGTACCTAATGGTGCACAAGGTGCTAAGAAAGCTATTCAGAAGAATCTTGAGTACCTCAATAAGTTTGAAGAAGTGGTATTCATGTTTGATATGGATGATGTTGGACAGAAAGCAGCACGAGAATGTGCTGAGATGTTTGAAGGTGGTAAGGCAAAGATTGCAACACTATCAATGAAAGACCCTAATGAGCTTCTTATGGCTGGACAGGAGCAGGAGATTATCTCTTCTCTATGGAATGCTAGAGAACACAGACCTGACGGAATCATTTCAGGTGCTGACCTATGGGAAGAAGTATCTACACAGGTTAAGGTTGATTCAGTTAAGTATCCTTGGGATGCTCTTAACGAGAAGACCTTAGGAGCTAGGCGAGGTGAGCTTGTAACAATCACAGCTGGCTCAGGCATAGGTAAGTCAGCAGTAGTTAGAGAGATTGCCTACCACCTTCTAAACAGCGGTGAGACTGTAGGTATGTTGATGCTAGAAGAGAACCCTAAACGTACTGCCTTAGGAATCATGGGTATCCACATGAATAGACCATTACATTTAAACAAGGAAGACATAGATGTTGACTTATATCGTAACAGCTTTGATGCTACTGTTGGTTCTGGGAGGCTTTTTCTTTATGACCATTGGGGTAGTTCAGACATTGAAAACCTTATTGCCAGAGTCCGTTTCATGGCAAGGGGATGTAATTGTGATTGGATTATCCTTGACCACCTCAGCATTGTTGTTTCTGGTCTTGGTGACGGTGATGAGCGGAAGCTAATAGACAAGGCTATGACCATGCTTCGTACCCTTGTAGAAGAGACAGGCATAGGACTATTCGTTGTATCACACCTTAAGAGACCTGAAGGTAAGGGGCATGAAGAGGGAGCTAAGACTTCCTTAAGTCAACTACGTGGTAGCCATGCAATTGCACAGCTATCAGATATGGTGATTGGCTTGGAGAGAGACCAGCAATCTGAAGACCCTAACCTAACAACCATTCGAGTATTAAAGAATAGGTTTTCAGGGGACACAGGGGAAGCAGGGTATCTCAGGTATGACAAAGAAACTGGAAGACTAACTGAAACAGAACAAACAGTATTTACAACCGAACCTAATGGAGACTTTTAAATGACACAACTTAACGTACTAAAGAAACACCTAATGACAACCAAAAGTATTACACAGCGTGAAGCAATGGTTGACCACTCAATCCAATCGTTGACTAAATGTATCTCAGACTTACGCAAGATGGGAATGAATATCATTACAGTCTATAAGCACCACCCAATGACAGGTCAACGATACGCTCGTTACACATTGGTATAGTAAATAATTAAAACAGTTACTCGTTGGAGAGAACACATGGCACTACTATTTGATTTAGAAACAGATGGTCTTCTTAATGAAGTCACAAAGATACATTGTATTGTCGTTAAAGATACGACCACAGGTACGGTTGATACCTTTACCAGTGCTGAGAATACCATTGAATATGGACTAGACTTCCTAGTGAAAGCTCAGAACATGGGGGCATCCCTCTGTGGTCACAACGTAATCAAGTATGACATCCCAGTAATTCATAAGCTCTACCCACAGTTCCAGATACAAGAATATGGAGTAGTGGACACCTTAGTATTATCCAGACTATTAGAAACTACTATTAAAGATAGTGACATCAAACTAATGAAGGCTGAGAAGCTCCCAAGTAAGCTCTATGGTTCACATAGTCTAGCTGCTTGGGGTTATCGTTTGGGTAACTACAAGGGTGACTATAGTGCTGGATGGGAAGTTTTCACTCAAGAGATGTTGGACTATTGTATTCAAGACATTGAGGTAACTGAAAGCCTTCTGCTATACTTGACAAAAGACGATAATCCTCAACAGGCAATAGAACTAGAACACCAGATTGCATGGTTGATGGCAAAGCAGGAACACAATGGTTTCTACTTCAATGAGAAGGGTGCTGTGGCACTTTATACTTTACTAGCTAAACGAAGAGGTGAGCTTGATGCAGAGCTTAGGGAATACTTTGGCTCATGGATTGTAAAGCTTCCAGACTTTATCCCTAAGAGAGATAACAAGTCCTTAGGATATAAGAAAGATGTACCAGTACCTAAAGAGAAAGAGATTATGTTTAATCCTTCTTCAAGAGACCACATCTCTAACAGATTGATTACCTTATATACATGGGAACCAGTAGAGTTTACTGAAGGTGGTAAGCCTCAGGTTGACGAGGTTATCTTAGGTAAGCTCCCTTATCCTCCTTGTAAATTACTAACAGAATACTTGTTGGTACAGAAGAGAATCTCTCAGCTATCTGAGGGAGACCAAGCATGGATGAAACTATCTCGTAAAGGAAAGATTCATGGAAGTGTTAATACTAATGGTGCTGTTACTGGTAGGGCTACCCACTCTTACCCAAATATTTCTCAGGTTCCTTCAGGGGCATCCGCTTATGGTAATGAATGTAGAGAACTATTCGGAGTACCAGCTGGGTGGTCATTGATGGGAGCAGATGCTTCAGGGCTAGAACTTCGTTGCTTGGCACACTTCATGGCTCGATATGATGGTGGTGCCTATGGTGAAGCCTTGCTCAATGGAGACATCCACACTACCAACATGTTAGCTGCTGGTCTTACCTCAAGACCACAAGCAAAAACATTTATATACGGATTCCTTTATGGAGCTGGGGATGGAAAAATTGGTTCAATCGTTAATGGAACTGCAAGTGTGGGGAAAAAACTCAAGGCTAAGTTTCTTCGCTCACTACCTGCCCTCAGCAGACTTAGCGAAGCTGTCAAAGCAGCTGCTGGAAGAGGCTATCTCACAGGACTTGATGGTCGAAGACTACATGTTCGTTCTTCACATAGTGCATTAAATACCTTACTACAAAGTGCAGGTGCTCTAGTATGCAAGAAGTGGTTAATCATCTTAGAGGAAGAACTACAGAAGCTAGGACTTAAGCACAGCTGGGAGGGAGACTATGCCTTCTGTGCTTGGTCACATGATGAAGTCCAGATTGCTTGCCGTAGTTCCGAAATAGCTACAATCGTAGCTGATGTAGCTACAAAGTCTGTAGCACTAGCAGGGGAATACTTTAACTTCAGATGTAAGTTAGCAGGAGAATCTAAGATAGGGAAAACATGGCGTGACACTCACTAAAATACTACATGAAATATACCTAAGACCCAAGGCTGTCTCTGCTAACTTTAGTAGAGAGAAGGCTTCTAGCATAGCTGCATTGGCATCCTCTGGATACATAAGTACCAAGGAAGCAAGATATGTTTATGGTCGCCTGTGGAGAGTTACAGCCTTAGGCTATGAACTCCTAGTTGAAGAATGTTTAATATAAAAAATTATAAAGAGGTACTACATGATAGCTTTAATTGATGGTGACATCTTAGCGTATCAAGCAGCAGCTATAGCAGAGAAAGCTACTGATTGGGGTGATGGTCTCTGGACTCTTCATGCCGAAGAAGCAGAAGCTTGGAATGCTTTTCAAACAGCCTTAAGTAACACCTTAGATTCCGTAGGTACAAGTACCTTCATCTTAGCCTTCTCAGATAAGAAGAACTTCCGTAAAGATGTTCTCCCTACCTATAAGTCTAACCGTATTGGTGTTCGTAAACCTATGCTACTTGGGTTTATCCGAAGTGCAGCTGAAGACCGTTATGTCTGTGAAACTATGGAAGGACTAGAAGGGGATGATGTCCTAGGAATCATAGCTACTAAAGAACCTAAGGGTGACTATGTGATATGTACCATAGATAAAGACCTTAAGACTATCCCTTGTAAACACTATAACTTTGGTACTAAGGAATTCTTTGAGACAGATGAAGCTACCGCTGATAAATGGCACATGCTTCAGACACTTACAGGCGATACCACAGATGGATACAAAGGGTGTCCAAGCATTGGTATTAAGACAGCAGAGAAGATACTTCAAGACCTTCCCCCAGAACAGATGTGGCAAGCAGTGGTTGGTGCTTATGCCAAGGCTGGACTAGGTGAGGAAGAAGCTCTTGTTCAAGCTCGTGTAGCTCGTATCTTAAGAGCTAGTGACTATAACTTTAATACTAAGGAAGTAATCCTATGGAATCCAACCGTATAGATAGAGCTTGTTTCACCTGTTTAAACTGGGATGAACTGGTCTCTATAAATAATGTAAGTTCTGTGTGCTGGGACTGTAATAGCACTACCTCTAAGATACATTGGGAAGCTAGGGAAGAGAAGCTGACACCTTTAGAGTATGCAGCACTTCACTTTGGTACTGAAGACAATACAGTATTCGGAGAAGAGGATGAGGATTACTCCTCCCCACTACTATCTCAAATAGGTGGTGACCACTACTCTAAGCTAAAGATTCAGCCTATGGAATACTCAATGGCTAACAAGTTAGATGCCTGTCAACACACAGCTATTAAGTACATTACTCGTTTCAGAGATAAAGGTACACCAATGGCAGACCTTGATAAAGCTATCCATTGTATTCAAATGTTAAAGGAGTTCGAGCAAAATGAGCAATACCAATAATATTACTTTAGATAAGATTATCACTAAGATTCCTACCAAAGAATACATGGATAACTATGATGCTATTTTCCGAAAGAAAGATAAGGAAGACCCAGATGAGTCCCCTCTTAATTGGAGGTGGGTCAACCCTCCATTGGGGGAGGTTAGTGTTACCTCCGATAAACCTGTGGTCTCTACCGAAGACTGGGATGAAGACCGCATGGACATCATTGGACAGAATGGAAACACTGGATACTGAGGACTTGTAATGAATATTATTGAATTAGCTAAACAAGAAGGATGGGAAGTTACAGACGGTGATGGATTTTACTTTGATATTAATGGATTAGAAGCCTTTGCCACCGCAATTATTGAGAACTACAAGGCAGGGTTAGTGCCAGTGGCTTATGCTAGAAACGGACATTTATTTTTTGAAGAACAAATCGCCGATGAAAGTTTGTATATAAAACTTTATGAACTAGGAGAAACGAAATGACTAAACACCGTTGGCACGACGAAATAGTAGCTTGGGCTGGTGGTGCTGAGATTGAGTTTACAAGAACTATTGAATTAGGTTGGGATGACACTGCAAATCCCGAATGGAATGAAAACTATTTTTACCGCATAAAGCCACAACCAAAACAGCCGAAGTATTTGTATGTTTATGTTGAGGGGTTTGGCGCAAAAGTATCTCATATATTTGAAAATAATTCTGCTTACATTGGAAAAATCGAGGTGCAAGATGACTAAATGCAATTGCACTATGACTCAAAAGCTAGTCGGAGATGGCTGTCAAAAATGTAATCCTGAGTTGACTATTGATATGCTTGAATTAAATATACAAGATTTAGAACAGGAAACCGCACAGCTACAACTCGACAATGAGAAGTTGCGTGAGATGTTACAAGGTTCAATAAAACGACTTGATAAATATGGAGAAAATAATGCTTTTATATCTGAAATTAGAGAAGTATTAGATTCAGTAGTCAAGGATGATTGGGAAGGTTTTGAATCACCACATGAACACAAAGTCCCTGCTGAAGCATTAGAGCAACCAACTGGAAATTCCTCTAAGTTGCCTGTAGCTTGGCAAGGACTGAGTGATGATGAAATAAATAATATTGATTTTCCTGAAAGTGGAACAGCAAATATTAGAGATTTTGTCAGAATAATTGAAGCTAAGTTAAAGGAGATGAACACATAGTTTCATTCAACACTAACTAATTTGTATTACGAATGAAAATGTTCACGGTACGTGGAAAGTTTAAAAATGTGAACAATAGGTAATGAAAAGAATATTAATAATAAGTAGTTTCAAATACTTGACCAAAGATAACAGTTACCAAAATAATTATAAGGAATAACCAATGCAACTAGAGCCTTCATTACGTGCTCAATTAATCACAAGACGAACCTACAACCGACCAAAGGATGAGCTTGGTAAAGAGTTTGAAAGCTGGGAAGAAACTGTAGGTCGAGTCATTGGTCACCAAGAATGGCTTTGGAATCGCTCAGGTACAGCAGATACAGCAGAGCTAGAAGAACTACGCTCACTCATGTTAGACCGCAAGGTACTGACCTCAGGTAGAACCTTATGGCTAGGTGGTACAGAAGTAGCAAAGAAACGAGAAGCTTCACAGTTCAACTGTAGCTTCACCAATGTAGAAACTGTGTATGACTGTGTAGATATTCTATGGCTACTGCTACAAGGCTGTGGTGTAGGCTTCAGTCCTATTGTAGGTAGTCTCACAGGATTCATTAAGCCTCTTAAGATTGAAGTAGTTAAGAGTACTAGAACTACCAAGGGTGGTGAACAGGAGAATGTTGAGACTTATGATAAAGAAACTGGTGTCTGGACTATTAAGGTGGGTGACTCAGCTGAAGCATGGGCTAAGTCAGTGGGTAAACTTATGTCACATAAATATCCAGCTACTAAACTGGTCTTGGATTTCTCTGAGATTAGACCTGCTGGAGACCGCCTCAAAGGTTACGGCTGGATTAGTTCTGGCGATACAGCTATTGCTACTGCCTATACTGCAATTGCTGAAATACTTAACCGTAGGTCTGGCACTCTTCTTACTCGCATTGATATTCTTGATGTTGTTAATTGGCTTGGGACTGTCCTTAGTTCTCGTAGGTCAGCCGAGATTGCACTCTTTGTCTATGGGGAAGAAGAGTGGCAAGAGTTCGCAACAGCGAAGAAAGATTGGTGGGTAACTAACCCTCAACGTGCTCAGTCAAACAACTCCCTACTCTTTAAAAGCAAGCCTAATCCAGAGGAACTTAAGTATATCTTTGACTTAATGGTTGAGTCTGGTGGTTCAGAACCAGCATTCATTAATGCTCAGACAGCCACCAAACGTGCTCCTTGGTTTAAAGGATGCAATCCATGTGCAGAAATTTTATTAGGTAATAAGTCATTCTGTAACCTAACAGAAGTAGATGTGGGTAAATTCAAAGGGGACTCTTCAGGTTTACGCAGGGCTATTCATATAGCTTCTCGTGCAAACTATAGACAAACCTGTGTCAATCTTATGGATGGTATCTTGCAAGAGTCATGGCATCTAAACAATGAGTTCCTACGCTTATGTGGTGTAGGACTTACTGGCTTAGTACGTAGACCAGACTTAGGAAGCTATGACTACTCAGACTTACAACGAGTAGCTACCTCAGGTGCTTACTCAATGGCTGATGAGTTAGGTCTTCCACGACCTAAGAATGTCACTACAGTTAAACCTTCAGGTACTCTAAGTAAAATTATGGATACCACAGAAGGTCTTCATAAACCTTTAGGTAAGTACATCTTTAACAATGTGAACTTCTCTAAGCATGACCCATTGGTTCCACTATGTCGAGCAGCTGGCTACCGAGTGATTGATAGTCCAACTGATGTTACCTCAGTCTTAATTACCTTCCCTGTGAAATGGGATGACGTACCTTTTGACAAAGTAACTAAAGTTATCAATGGCAAAGAAACAGTTATGGAAGTTAATCTTGAATCAGCTATTAGCCAACTAGAACGCTACAAGGTTCTCATGGTGAACTGGTGTCAACAGAATGTATCTGCAACTATCTCTTACTCTATAGATGAAGTCCCAGCAATTGAGGCTTGGCTATTAGAGAACTGGGATATTTATGTAGGTGTTTCATTCTTATTCCGAGCAGACCCAACGAAGACAGCAGCTGACCTTGGATACCTATATCTCCCACAAGAGGTAGTAACCAAAGAAGCTTATGACGAGTATGTGTCACGCATTGTTCCATTAGAAATGGATAAAGCAAACAGCATGGATGAGATGGAAAATCAAGATTGTGCTAGTGGGGCTTGTCCAATTAAGTAGCTTATAGAAGAGGGCTAATAACCCTCTTTTAGAGGTTGCCCATTAGGAGAACTATATGAAGAATATCAAGCACTTCCCTCCAGTTTCAAAAGAATTATTAGAAGAGTTAGAGAAGAGATTTCCAGACCGAGTGCCTGACCCTGTGGCTTGTCCTAAGGTGGCTTATGGCAGTGTTCTGGTTATTAGATTCCTACGCTCCCAATACAACTCACAACAAACGAATATCTTGGAGAATTAACTATGTGTATAGGCGGTAGCAAACCACAACCAGCACCACCCCCAGCAGCTCCACCACCTCCTCCAGCACCTCTGGCACCTCTTCAGTTAGCTAAGGTTAATCCTCAGAATGGTCTCACTGGTCAAACAGGCAGGGCTTCACTCCGTATTGACCGCACTACTGGCTTTGATGGTAGTAGCCAAGGTAGTGGTCTCAACATTCCACTATAAGGGTCAATATGAAAGAAGAGAAGAATGAAGCAAAGCATGAACAGAGTGAAGGTTCAGCTGCTTCCATATATGAGAAGTTAGTGTCTGACCGCTGGTCATTCTTAATGAGAGCTAGGGACTGTTCAAAATATACTATCCCTACACTTATCCCACCAGCAGGTCATGCCAATGCTACAAAGTATTACACACCATTTCAGGGTGTAGGTGCACGAGGTGTAAATAACCTTTCATCTAAATTACTGTTAGCACTCTTTCCACCTAATGCTCCATTCTTCCGCTTACAGATTGATGACTTCACACTCGAACAATTAACTAAGCAACAAGGTATGCGAGCAGATGTAGAAGAAGGTTTAAATAAGATTGAACGTGCAGTTCAGTCTGAAGTTGAATCAGGTGCTATACGAGTATCAGCCTTTGAAGCTTTAAAACATTTAGTAGTAGCTGGGAATGTCCTATGCTACCTACCTGATGAAGGCGGTATGCGAGTGTTTCCTTTAGAACGCTTCGTAGTACAGCGTGACCCTATGGGTAAAGTATTAGACATTATTGTTAAAGAGACTTCTGCACTTAGTTCTCTACCTGATGATATCCGAGAAATGCTAGGGTATGACAAAGGTTCAGACAAGTATGAGAACACAGGCTCTAACTCTACTGTAGATATTTATACACGCACCTACTTAGAGGAAGGTAAATGGGAAACCTACCAAGAAGTTAAAGGTATGGTCATTGATGGTTCTGTAGGTACCTATCCAAAAGATAAGTCACCTTGGATTCCAGTACGCTTCACTAAGATTGATGGTGAGAACTATGGTCGTAGTTATGTAGAAGAATACTTAGGTGATGTTAAGTCCCTAGAAGGTCTATCACAGGCTATTGTAGAAGGCTCCGCAGCAGCAGCTAAAGTATTGTTTATGGTGAATCCTAATGGAACCACTAGCCAACAAACATTAGCAGAAGCTGATAATGGTGCAGTCGTAGAAGGTACAGAGTCTGATGTTTCAGTGCTCCAACTTAATAAATACAATGACTTCCGAGTAGCCTTAGAAACCATTACCACAATCAACGAACGCTTATCTTATGCCTTCCTCCTTAACTCCGCTATTCAACGCAGTGGTGACCGAGTAACAGCAGAAGAGATACGCTATATGGCTGGTGAACTAGAGAGTGCCTTAGGGGGTATCTACTCTATCCTATCACTTGAATTTCAGCTCCCCTTAGTACAACGTATCATGTTTGCTATGGAGCGTAAGAAGAAGCTTCCTGTGCTTCCTAAAGGCACAGTTAAACCAGTGATTGTTACAGGTATGGAAGCCTTAGGTCGTGGTAATGATATGACCAAGTTACAACAGTTCTTCCAAGGTGCAGCTCTAGTAGCACAGCTCCCTCCAGAGATTAATAAAGATGATGCCCTGAAACGCTTAGGTACTTCTTTAGGTATTGATATGAAGGGTCTAGTGAAATCTCCAGAGCAAATCCAGCAAGAACAACAAGCAGCACAACAGCAAGCCATGATGCAACAAGGTATGAACCCAGCCATTACACAGGCAGGTCAACTTATGAAGCAAGGCATGGCTAATCAGCAAGCACAACAACCACAAGGACAACCACAAGATGGCAGCAGCCAACCCAACGAAACTGGGCAGTAATGTGCCAGTAGAGAAATCAAAGCAAGTAGTTCAATACTTTGGGGAAGGTGCAGACAAAGTTAAATTTGTTGCAGACCCTAATGCTTCCCTAATTCGTGTATATGCGAACGGTTGCATCCTTATGGATTACTAAGGAAATAAATTGACAGATACTATTGTTATAAAAAGTGCTCCGACAAATGAAGCACCTGAAGGTCATGACCAAAAGATGATTGACTTGGTAGATAAAAATGCTGAGATTCAAACAGAAGTTTATGACACTCCAGAAGTACCAGAAGACAGACCTACGTGGTTACCAGAAAAGTTTAAGACAGCTGAAGATATGGCTAAAGCCTATGGCGAGTTAGAGACTAAGATTGGTAAACCCCCAGTATCACAGGAAGTAAAGCCTGAGGCTACACCAGATGATGCTAAGGAAGCTTTAGCAAGTAAAGGTTTAGACCTCTCTGAATTCTCTCAAGAGTTTTCAAACAAGGGTGAGTTGTCAACAGATAGCTATGACCGTTTAGATAAAGCTGGCTATGACCGCAACTTGGTTGACCAGTTTATTGAAGGTCAGAAGGCTCGTGCATCTCAATTTGAAACTAACCTGAAAAGCGAAATTGGAGGTGATGATAAATACTCTGAGTTAATGCAGTGGGCTAAAGGAAGTTTAAATACTTCTGAGGTTGATGCGTATAACACAGCAGTAAATTCTGGCAACATTGACCAAGCTAAACTTGCTGTCCTTGGATTATCTGCAAGATATTCTAAAGAGAATGGTAGTGACCCACAGCGTATGGTTGGTGGTGCAAAAGGTGCTGGTGGTGAAGACTTATTTGAGTCCACTGCCCAGCTTACAGTAGCTATGAGAGACCCACGTTATAAGACAGACCCAGCATACCGTAATAAGGTACAAAGTAAACTGGCTCGTTCTAACGTATTCTAAAGGAACCCTATGTTTACAACCCTATTAGCAAGTGCAGTATTACCAGCTCTTCTGGACTTCATCAAAGGTTCTGGTTCAGCTCTTGGTCGCAAATACTTTGGTATGTCTGTAGATGACCAAATCAAAATACAGAATGCTGATGTAGAAAAACTTAAAGCTTTATCACTTTTAGATAATCCTTATGGTACACCTGACCAATGGGTTGTTGACCTACGTGGTGCATTTAGATATGTAGCAGCAGCTCTAATCATTTTGATTGGTGCAGCAGTTCTGTACTTAGGTATTACAAACCATGCAGATAACATTGTTGATATTGGCTTTACCTTAGTTGGTACTCCATTCAGCTTTATCTTTGGTGAACGACTGTACCTTGGTCTTAAAGGTGCTGGTAACAAATAGTAGTCTCAAGACCTCCCTAGGTAATACTGGGGAGGCTACCTATGTTTATGTTTAGAAAATACCACACTGCATTCTTTGCGGTGGTAATGCAAATTTCAAGAATAGATAACACGACCCTGACCTTCTGAGGAAGATAATCTCGTGCATGTGTGTCCAGTTCTGGAGGGTTGCTATAACTTTCTTAAACTAACACAAGGTAATAAATAATGGCTAACGCTAACGTATCAAACATTGGTCAGATTAATACTTCTGGTGATAAAAAGGCTCTATTTCTTAAGGTCTTCGCTGGTGAAGTATTAACTGCATTCAAAGAAACAACTGTAACTGAAGGTAAATTCCAAGAGCGTTCAATCGCTAATGGTAAGAGTGCTTAAAACGGGGTTCTCTTATAAATAAACAACTCTCTAATTCGGTGAACTTCCATAAGGAAAATACCGAGCCAAGCCTAATCGCAAGATAGGAAGGTGTAACGACTAGCCGAAAGGCGTAGCTTCAAGTGAAGCGAAACGGGAGTCAACTCAAAGGATTCAAATGAAAGAATGTAAATTATGTGGGACTGAAAAGCCCGTCAGTGAGTTTTATTTCCGTAAGGATTCTAATGCCCCAAGAGCTGAGTGTAAAAAGTGTACATTACAACTGCGCATTTATACTGCACATGGGATTGGATATACTGATTACATAGAGATGTTAATGAAACAAAGAGGTTGTTGTGCAATTTGTAATTGTCTAATGGGTTCCAGTAGATATACAAAACTTGCCATTGACCACTGTCATACTACAAAAAAGATTAGAGGACTCCTCTGCACTAATTGTAATACGGCAATAGGATTGCTTAAAGACTCTACGGAGCGATTACAATCTGCCATTAACTACTTAAATAACTCAAGAGTTGAAGAGATAGTCTGCTCTCATGGGTAACCATGAGCTGTCGAAAGACGGTCTATAGCTAACGCCTATAGATGAACAACTAGGGAAGTCGTTCCCTATCATTGGTAAAATTGCTGCTGAGTACCACGTTGCTGGTACAGAAATCACTGGCTTAAATGTTCCAGCTAATGAGCAAATCATCACTATTGATGACTTGTTAATCAGCCACGCATTCTTAGCTAACATTGATGAAGCAATGAATCACTATGATGTACGTGCTCCGTACTCAGAGCAAATTGGTCGTGCACTAGCATACCAAATGGATAAGCATAAACTACAATTGGCTGTATTAGCTTCTCGTGGTTCAGCTCCTGTAACTGGTGAAGCTGGTGGTGGTTCTGTTACTTCAGCAACACTATTAACAGATACAACTGGTGAAGCAATGATTGCTGCTTTATTTGCAGCTGCTCAGAAAATGGATGAGAAATTCATTCCTGAAGATGACCGTTATGTATTCTTGAACCCAGCAGCTTACTACTTGCTTGCTCAAAATACTAAAATCATGAACCGTTTCTGGGGTGGTGAAGGTGATTACGCAGGTGCAAATGTATTGCGTATTGCTGGTATCAACGTGGTTAAGACTAACCATGCTCCATTCGGTGCTACTGTAGCCACAGGTACTGTAGGTGCAGGTACAAGTGATAAATATGCTGTAGTAGGTACAACTACTGTAGGTGTTGTAACTCACAAAGAAGCTGTAGGTACAGTGAAATTAATGGACTTAGCAATGGAGTCAGAATATGACCTTCGTCGTCAAGGTACATTGATGGTTGCTAAGTATGCTGTAGGTCATGGCATTCTTCGCCCAGCAGCTGCTGTAGAGTTGAAAACAGCTTAGTAATAAATAGTAATACCTAGGGGGACTCTTTAATTAGGGTCTCCCTTTTTTTTAATAATTGAGGTGTATATATGCTCACAAAAACTACTGAGCTTGATGCTGTAAATATTATGTTGAGTACGATTGGTGAATCTCCTATCAACTCAATAGCTGCTGTCTCAGGGTTTGCTGATGCTGTTATTGCCAAGCAGATTCTCGCTGAGATTAGCATGGAAGTACAAGAGAATGGCTGGCACTTCAATACAGAAATACAGTTTGATTTAACTCCAGCCTATCCTTCTAAGGAAATCTTTATCCCCGAAAATTGTATTGAGGTGGATGCAGAAGATACTAGCATTGATGTTTCTATGCGAGGCAACCGTTTATATGACAGGATAAATCATACCTATGAGTTTGCCAAAACACTTAGATGTAACTTGGTTCTCCTTATGCCTTTTGAGGAAATCCCTCAGGCAGCCAGACACTACATTACGATTAGAGCCTCAAGAGTCTTCCAGCAGCGAGTCGTTGGTTCTCAGCTCCTTGGAGCCTTCACAGAAAAAGATGAGATGAGAGCACTCGTAGCCCTTCGCAGGTTTGAATCTAAGACTGCTGACCACAATATGCTGACAGGAAACTATGCTGTCATGCGAATTCTTAATAGGTAAACAATGGAAGCCTTAATCTCCCAAACACTCCCTAACTTTGCACAAGGTGTCTCACAGCAACCCCCAACACTCCGCTTGAATTCACAAGGTGAACTCCAAGAGAACGGCTTGTCCACTGTAGCTCAGGGGTTGAAGAAGAGACCGCCTACCAAACATGTAAAGAAAATATTAACCACAACACCTGACAATGCTTTCCTACACACTATTAACAGAGACCTCTCTGAGCAATATGTCGTAGTAGTAGCTGGTGGTGACCTTAAAGTCTTTGATATAGCAGGTAACGAGAAGACAGTAAACTTCCCAGAAGGTAAGAGTTACTTAGCTTCCACAGCTCCTTCTAAAGACTTCGCTGCTGTTACAGTAGCTGACTATACCTTCATTGTGAATAAGACTGTAACCGTATTAGAGAATACCCTACATACTCCAGCGAGACCTTATGAAGCATTAGTGAATGTTAAGTCTGGTAACTACGGTAAAGCCTATGTGATATATCTTAATGATGTTTCTGTAGCTTCATTTACTACTCCTGATGGTAGTGTGTCTAGTCATTCTACACAGATATCTACAGACTACATTGCTACACAGCTAGAGACTTCCTTTGGCAAGACCTATGTAGGACAGACTGTTAGTGGGCTTGTCTGGCTTAGTTATAATAAACAAAAATATGTTACAAGCTCTAATAACTCTGGGTCTGCTTTTGGTGGTTATGGCTACACACAGTCACTACAGATGTTTACCTACTACTATGGTGTAGAGTTTGACTTACCCTCAGGTGCATCTTTAGCTAACACATCTCTGTACTTAGATAAAGTACCAGCAACCTTTGTGAATATCTCAGGCACACGCTGGAGAGCCTTATTCACAGAACGGACAGCTCAACCTTCCGTAACTTCTTTAAACTCTTCAAGTTCCATTATCCTTCAAAGGAACGGTTCTGCTATTAGATTTCATGGGAACACAGACTTTACCATTAAGGTAGAAGATGGTTTCAACAATAACTCTATGGTGTCTATCAAGGGTACTACCCAATACTTCTCAGACTTACCCTCAGGTAAGGGCTTTGATGGCTTTAAAGTTCAAGTAGCTGGTAGTCCTGATAATGCTTCAGATAACTACTATGCAGAGTATTCAACCACTACTAATGTATGGAAAGAATCCGTAGCTCCTGACATATCTACAGGTGTCTATGATAACTCTATGCCTTGGACACTGGTTAGAACTTCAGATGGAACATTTAACTTCTACTCTCCTTCATGGACAGGTAGAACTGTAGGTGACCGTAAGTCTGCTAGAGACCCTTCCTTTGTTGGTAAGAAGATTTCAGACATATTCTTCTATAGGAACCGCTTAGGTTTTCTATGTGATGAGTCTATTTCAATGAGCCAAGATGGAGAGTTCTTTAACTACTATCCAATTACTATTATTAGCTTATTGGACTCAGAGCGTATTGATGTCACCACAGCTCATACTAAGGTAGCTAATCTAAAACATGCTGTGAACTTCAATAAACAGCTCTTAATCTTTTCTGAGCAAACACAGTTCCTCATTGAGGATACAGGTATCTTAACTCCTAAAACTATTACAGTTAAAGTAGTTACAGAGTTCCCTTGTAATACTGTAGCTCGACCTGTAGGAGTAGGTAAAAATATTTATTTCGTTGCTGATAAAGATGAGTGGTCTCAATTTAGAGAGTATTACCCTGATTCAAATAACTTTAACTATGACTCTTTAGATATTACTTCACACCTACCTAAGTACATTCCTTCAGGTGTCTATAAGATTACCGCAGCTCCTAATGAGGATATGCTGATTGCCCTGACTAATAAAGAGCCTAATGCTATATATGTCTATAAGTTCTTCTGGTCAAACACAGAGAAGTTACAAAGCTCATGGTCTAAGTTTACTTTAGATTCTAATGCTTCAATTCTTAATGCTGACTTCTTACTCTCTAACTTATTGCTAGTGGTAAAGAGACCAGATGGTGTTTACTTAGAAACTATGAATATGGCTTTAGGAGCACTAGATAGTGATGAGCCTTTCCATATCCACTTAGACCGCAAGGTACAGTTACCTTCTTCAGCTTTAACTTACTCTAATGGCTACACAATTATTAATCAGACTACCTTAGGGTATGCTCCTCAGTATGGTGTAAACAAGTTAGTCATTAAGACAGGAGCAGGTCTTACACCTTCAACTATTGTGGATGTTCTATGGGATGGGACTACCGCTAAGGTACTAGGTAACTTCACAGGAGCCACAGCTACCTTAGGTCAAGCCTATACCTTTAACTATCAGCTATCTCCTATTGTAATGAAAATGGCAGCTACCTCTGTAGCTTCACAGAAGAGTGACTCAGAGGGAAGACTACAGGTTCGTAAGATATCCTTTGTCTTCTCAGATACAAGCTTCTTTACAGTTTCAGTACAGCCCATAGGTAGAGATGTAAACACCTATACATACTCAGGTAAAGTCTTAGGACAAACCTCAGGAAGCATAGGACTTACTACCTCAAGCTTAGGCAAGTTTACAGTGCCAGTGATAAGTAGAAATACCACCGTTAAAATCTCAGTAAAGAACGATACACCACTACCTTGTGCACTCTTAAGTGCAGATTGGGAGGGTATGTATGTCAAGAGAAGTAAACAAGTCTAAACCCTTTGTTCGGACTACAGTACCAGCAGATTGCATTGAGTTAGCCTCTACCATGAGAGCAGAAGATAAGGAGGAGATATGGCATTCATCCAGAAAACTTCCTTTAGCTGCTCTAAAGATGGGTATTAACTACAGTGATATCTGCTGGAGTGTTGAGTGGGAAGGTAGAGTAGTCGCTATATTTGGGGTCTCTCGCAAGGATGAACTTGTGGGAATACCTTGGATGCTAGCTTCAGATGACTTAAAGAAAATACGCAAGTCTTTCCTTAAAGAATCTAAAGATTATCTGGAACAGATGTTTCAGGGCTACACACTCCTTGCTAACTCTGCATGGTCAAAGAATACCATTCACATCCAATGGTTAAGGTGGCTTGGCTTTAGCTTTCTACCAGCTAAACCAAAAGGTATGGATGGAGAACTATTCTATGAATTTTATAAGGTGAACAATCATGTGTGATGTAATGACAGGGCTTGCTATTGCTAGTAGTGTCTTTGGAGTAGTCCAGCAGTCACAGGCTGCTGATGCTCAAAGCCAAGCAAATGAGCAAGCAAGGGTTAATGCTATTACAGCAGATAACCAACGGAATGCTCAGATAAACCAGAAGCAAGTACAAGAGAGAGATGCTGGTACTCAGAAGGTATTCCAGAATAGTATAGATGCACAGAAAGCTTCTGCCACAGCTCAAGTAGCTGCTGGTTCTGCTGGTATCTCAGGGTTGTCTGTAGATTCTCTATTGTCATCCATAGGCTCTTCACAGGGTCGATATGACACAGCAGTAGCAGAGAACCTAAAGAGTAGCTATATGGCTAACGATTGGGATAGGGTTAATAGTTATAACAGTATGAAGAGCAGTATTAACAGTCTTAAGGCTCCAACAATGCCAGACTATTTAGGAGCTGCTTTAAAGATTGGTACAGCAGCAGATGCTTATAACACTAAGTCTGGTGGTGCCATGTGGGATTTATAAGCACTTACAATTAAGGAATAACTATGGCAAGAGAACAGGTTGGGTATGACCCACGCCCTGAAGCATTAGCTACTACAGTATCGCCAAACTTCCAGATGGTTCAACCACAATCTGCGGAGGTTATCCAAAGTGGTAATAATGCTTATAGATTAGCTGAGGTGTTAGGAAGCGGTACATTACAGCTACAGAAGTGGAATGAAGAACAAGATAAGTTAAAGACTGAATCACAGCAAAGAAAACTTCCTTACTATGCAGACCTCTTTAAACAGGATATGCCTGAAGGTGGGGCAGTAACGCAAGCACAGGTAAGAGCTAGATTTCCTGAAACAGTCCCAGTAATTGCAGCTAGAGTTGCAGAGATTATGGGTGGGGATGAGGCACAGAAACATGCTGCTGCTATCAATGAGCATATCCTCAGTGATGACTCATTAAAGCTTGATACAGTCGCTCGTACTGCATACATTGACCAGCAAAGACAAGAGCACATGAGTCAGTATGCAGGTAAAGAGAATGACTTTTTCTCTTCTGGATATATCACAGCCTTTGACAATGGTATGAATCAATATCAAGGTCAGTATGCACAAGCTACGGCTCAATTCCACCAGAAGGTTCAAGCTGATGATTTCTCTAAAAAGATTGAGCAGCTCTTCTTAGGTAATAAAGAAGGATTAGCGGTAGGTCTTGATGCTGCTTGGGGTTCAAGTTCTTCTTTAAATAACTTAGAGAGGAATAAGATTGTTGTCGATACAGTCACTAAGACTGCCTTTGCAACCTTTGACCCTGAGATGATGGATAGGATTCCTAACAGGTTTCTTAATGCAGAAGCAATCAAAGATATTCAAGGTGTTAAACAGCAGATTACACAGGCTCGTTATGCTGAGTTTAACCACCAACAGTCTGTAAACACAGCTGCTGAAAAAGAGTATGTCAAGAAAGGAAAGAATGAAATATTAGATTCTGTAACCAAAGGTAACTCTTTTAATCCGAATGCTTATGCAGGTAATCCAGAGCTATTTGATTTTGCAGTAAAGATGAGGGAGACACCTCCAGTATCTGCTGCGGAGTCTGCCTCTAATAAAGCCCTGCTAGTTAATAGAATGATGACAGATGCCACCTTTAACTATTCTTCAGGACAGGAGAACTTAAATAAGGAAATCCTCAATAACATGAAGATTAACCCTAATGATAAGGTAGCTCTACTCGCAGAAGTTCCTAAGCTTATGGAAGGTTACCAAGCCTTAAGAGACCCTGTGGTTACAGATGTTCTTAATGCTCGTATTAATCCTAGGTTAGCTCCTCTCGAACAGTCTCCTACAGCAGAAATCACAAGGTTACTTGCAGGTAGAAGCTTAAGAACAGAAGTAACAACCTCCTTTAGAGCAGGGCTTAATGCTGACTTCCAAGCTTTCTATGCTGAGCATGGGTCTTTCCCAATAGGTAAAGCTAAAATGGAAATGGTTGAGAAACAGGTAGCTAAGGCTGAGTTAGATTTAACTGAGAAAGCTAAGATTGAGAATATGCAACATTATATATATGAGCATACATCCCCAGCAGTCCCAGCTAAACCAGCTCCAGCAGTAGTAACCCCTAAACCAGCAGCTACAGCTAAGCCAGCAGTATCTAAGTCTCCTAAAGCTTCAACAGGTAAAACACAGGTACTTAATATTGATGGAACACCTCTTCTTATAAATGGAGAGGCTGTGTATAAATATAAATAAAAGGAACATGAATGGCTATTTATGAAATAAAGGGTAGCTCCTATGAATTATCAGATGGTATCCAAGGAGCTGACTTAACGAAAGCTCTCCAACAACTATCTGACTTACCTAATCAAAGTAGTCCTTCAGCTCCTCCAACAGTTACACCTAAGGCTCCAGTAGGAGTTAATAAACCAGATGCTCTTGCTTACCTTGCAGAAACTGATTCTATCTTAGGTTATCCTAAGGGAACCTCAGCTGCTCAGATTCAGCAAGAGAGTAGTTTCAACAGTAATCCTAAAGATGCTGGAAGAGGAGCCAAAGGTATTGCACAGGTAATGCCTACTACCCTTGCAGCATTAGAGAAGAGATATGGTCGTACCTTTGATTTAACCAATGATAAAGACTCTTTGTTTCTTCATAGAGCCTTAATGGTTGAGAACAATAATAAGTATGGTAATCCTCAAGATGCCTTAAGAGCTTATAACTCTGGGTGGGACAAGGCTAAGTGGAATAATCCTGAAACTAATAACTATGTGGAAAAGATACTAGGTATTAACACTGCTCAGGCAGCTCCACCTCCTTCTCCAGTTACTCCCCTTACCCCAGCTGCTCAGGCAGAAAACGCTTATGCAGAAGCTAAGAAGGGAGTGGATGCTCCTCCTATAGACCCTACCTATACACCTTGGGCAACAGTAAGAAAAGATATTGACCATAAGACTCTTAATGATGATGCTGATTGGATACGAGCCAGTGCTCAACTTTACTCAATGCAGTCAAGCAAGAAGTTTGAAGGTAATAATTCTGAGCTTGCTGAATGGGGTAAGAATCACATGGGTTGGTTTGAATCCAATACAGCTGCTATGGCACAGTATGGAGCCGAACTAGCCACCATAGGTACTAAACAAGATAAAGAAGCTTTTCTTTATATGATGAGAACCTATCCCAATACTAACTACTCGTGGGCAGGTACAGGCAGATTTGTTAAAGGTGTTCTAACTGACCCTTTAACCTATGCAGGTGCTGAGACCTTAGGTTTCGGTAAGTTAGCAGCAGGTCTTGCAGCCAAGAAAGCAGTAGAGATTTCCATATTGAAATCCTTAGGTCGCACAGGTATTGTTGGAGGTGTAGTTGGTGGTGTTCAGGGCGCTACTAGAAACTCTATTACACAGAATGTTGAAGTTTCTGTAGGGGATAGACGAGACTTTAGTTATGAACACTTTGCTGGTGAGACAGCTTTGGCTGCTACTGCTGGTGTAGTCTTAGGTACTGGACTAGACTTTGGTATTAGTAAGGGTAGTGTAATACTGGGTTCTGGTAAAGATTGGGTAGTTAATAAATTCAATGGTTTCTTTAGAGACTTAGGTATTAAACCTAAACCTGAAGCAGTGCCAAACCCTAAGGTTGAGCCTGTAGTAACTCCTCATGGAGAACCTCTTGTTACCCCTAAGGAAACAACTGTAAAGCCCACAGACTCTCCTATATTAAATGAAACTTCTTCCACAGAAGCTCCACAATCTCCTAAAGTAGATGAGCCTATACAAGTAGTAGGGGAAGAACCTAAAGCCTCACCAGAGGCTACTACAGAGCATACAGACCCATTTGGGGAACCTTTGCCTAAAGAGGATATTAACCTTACGATAGAAGAGCAACAAGCAGCACTCTCTCGTAAGCAAGCTGGAAGATTACCAGAAGATAACATAGTCCCAACACATACAGGGGAACCAGTGAAGCTGGAAGTCCCTGAGATGAACACAGGGCTTCGTTCAACTACTCCGACTAACTTTGAATTAGAAGGTGCTGCAAAGACTATTACAGCACAGCTATCAAAGCTTATCCCAGAAGACTTGGGTAAAGTAATGGAGCAGTTAAGAACAGGACAGGGGGGTTACACCCTTGAAGAGCAGCGGATTATCTCCTTAGCAATTCGTATGTATAGTGGTGAAAAGAATCTAGTCCTTAAGAAACTTGAATTATCCCTAGAAAGAACCTCAGACCCTCTTGAGAAAATATCTATTCAACAACAGATAGATGGACACCTTGAAGTATATCGACCTTTATATCTTGCTAGTGATGCTTATGGTTCTTACTATGGTTCTGCACTTAATGATTTAAAGATGGTATCTACCGTTAAAGAATCCGTTGAGTCCCTAATGGCAGCAGAGCCTAAACTAACTAAAGAAGAAGCTCAGGCAACCCTAGTTAAGATGATAGAAGATGAGATGAAAGCTAAGGATGCACAACACCTCCTTGATTCTTATGAAGCTAAATATGATAAGGCAATGCTTGCAGGTGATATGGAAGGTGCTGGAAAGATTGCAGTAGAGAAGTTCACACACTCCCAGATACTTGCTGGGGATGTGGTTAAAGAAGGTGCTGGGTTCTGGAGAAAATTAAATGAGTGGGCAATCTCTATGGTTTTCACAACAACCACAGTCCTAATTAACATTATCCCTTCTTTAGTAAAAACTATGTTCTTACCTTTCCTCAAAGGTATTCATGCAGACCCTCTACAGAAAGCCTCAAGAGTTGAGATAATGGCAACCTACTCAGCAATGCTTTCTTCCCTAAAGTTCTCTAAAGAAAGTGCTTGGGCTGCAATGTGGGCTTCAGCTAAGTATGAGCAATCTCTCTTAACAAGGGATGGCATGAGACTCTTAGAAGGTGAGATGGCTATCACTGGTAGGTTCGCTGGAGTAATTCGCATATACCCAAGAATCTTAAATATGACAGATGAGCTACTGACACAGGTCAATTATCGTGGCTTTGTAGCAGGTAAAGCAGGAGCACTTGCAGCCTTAGATGGTCTTGAGAAAGGTCTTAAGGGTAAAGCTTTTGATACCTTCATTAAAGAACAAGTAGAAAAAGCTCTTAAGGATGCTTTCACTCCAGAAGCTTCTGAAGCCTTAATACAACCCATTATCATCAAGGGTAGAAACTTAGGTTTAACAGGAGAGGCTCTTACTAAGTATGTAACTAAAGAAGTAGCTAGTAATGGAACAGCTTCTCTTAGGCATGGTTCTGATAAAGAAGCAATGAATGCAGCTCAGGATATGCTCTATAAGCGCAGGTTCTCTGGTGAGGGCACTGCTTCTTTTATGGCTAAGAGTTATGAAAGCTTTACGAATGGTGTTCCTTCTTGGAGATTTCTATGTGGACAACTATTCTTTAGAACACCTATACGAGTGTTTGAAGAAGCAATTCGCATAACCCCTGTTCTTAACTTATTAGCCCCAAACTTTGTAGCTGACTTAGCTGGTAAGAATGGCACTGCAAGAATGCTTAAGGCTAAAGCTGAAGCTACTGTCTCAATGGCAGTGGTTGGTCAAGTATTCAACCTAATGAGTCAAGGAAGAATCACAGGGGATGGAGCCTATGATAATTATAAGATAGGAGGAGCTGGGGATGATAGCCCTAGAGCACCTAAGTATTCCATTAAGATGGATGATGGTAGCTACTGGGTATATAAAGGTTTCGACCCTATAGCCACCCCTTTTAAGATTATTGTAAATGCTATGGAGAGGTTAGATAAGCTCCACATTAGACAAGCACAAGGGGA